AGAAGGAAAAAAATTCTATAATGTTAAATGCTGTTGAGCGTAAATTTAGAAGTAGTTTATGTTATAAACAAAATAATTTACTACCTTTATTTACTAAAGAAGCCTCAAAGTTATTTAATGAATGTATAGGAATTAAGCTGAAGAACATTCGGCTTGATAAAGGTATAACTGCAGAAGCTGTTATACACGACACTGATGCTTTTAAAACAATAAATGGGTTGTATAAATTTGAAAAAGGCATCATATCAGTTTGTAAATTTGTAATTCTATGTAATTACTATAAAGTATCGACTGATAAAATTTTGCAACCTTTAATTAGAAAGGAGGACAGATGCAAAAATTCCCATTAAAATATGAGGATATTGATTTGTATTTTGATCCTATAAAGCACACTTACAAAGTAAATGGTAAGATTGTGCGATCTGTGACTGGTATATGTAGCGAAGGTGTTCCAAAAAAAGCACTAATCGATTGGTTAGTTTCTACACCTATGGCTGAAGCTAAGTCACAATTAAACAAACTATTAGACGAGGGCACGAAACTTGATCGAGTAACACTTGAAAGAGTTTTTCTTGAATCTTCTAAAAAAACAGAGAAGATAAAAGTTGATGCAGGTCTAGTAGGAAGTGTCGTTCACGGCCTTATTGAGGACTTCTTGAACGGCAAAGAAATCCCAGAACAAACTGACAAGAAAGTAATAACTTGTTGGAACACTTTTTTAAAGTGGTGGGAAAAACAAGAGTACACGCCTGTTGAAATAGAGAAAAAAATTTATTCTCAAAATTTCAATTATGCAGGAACTCTTGACCTTGTTGTAAAAGACAAGGAAGGAAAGCTAGTTTTGATTGATATTAAAACTAGTAATAGCATACCATTTGAGTATCACTTGCAATTAAATGCGTATGCTTTTGCTTACACCGAAGAAACAAAAAGTGCCATTAGCGGTGGCAAAATAGTACGTCTTCCAAAGCAAGGTGGTAAGATTGAGGTTGTTGATGGTGTAATGAGTAAAACAATGTTCGATGCTTTTTTAAGTGCTAAATATATGGCACACGCTATAAAAGAGTATGCGAACTTAACATAAGGAGAATCTGATGGCATATAATAGACCACAGTACAATAACTATCCTAAAAAGAACTATGCAAGTTCTTCAACAGATAGTAAAGGTGGAAGTGCAAAATTGCTTTCCACAAAAAAAGATGGTTGTATTCTAGTTATAGAACTAGATAACCAAAACCTAGTGTTAAAAGGTTTTTGGAACAATCAGTTAAATGGTTGGAAGTTATATTCTTACTACGATAAGACTAAAACTAATCCACAATTTAATAAACCTAAGTATGAACAACAAGGCAATGGTGAACCTGTTCATATTCAGCAATGGAAGAAAAGTCCTCCACCACAACCAACGGACTTTAATCCTGCCGACTTCGATGATGAACTCGGAAACTAAAAAAAAAGGTGAAGAAGAACTTGAAGTAATCTCAGTAGAAGATTACTTCAAGATAAAACCTAAAGCGTTCGAGCCTAATCACGTTTTAAAGTTTTTAAACTTTTTAGATTCTAGCAGAGATAAAGCTGAAATATTGTATGATGAAGTAAAAGATCAATTAGACTCAATGTTTAACTTTGTTACTTTAGAAAAGTTTAACAATAAAGCAGAGAAAATATCAATGGCTCAGGCTAAAGCGGAGGCGACTGGTGATGAAAGATATAAAAAAGTTAGTGCTACTTTAAGAGATAGAAAGCACGTATTTTTATACTACAAGAGCCTTGCTAAAAATGGTCATTCTTATTGTGAGAATTTGAAACAACTTACAATAAATGATATAGCTATATCAAAACTATCTAAATAATAGTTTTCTGGTGAGGCGAGAAATCGCCTCATCAACTAATGCCAAGTAATTTCATATTCTTTGAGATCAGTTTCTTCTGTAATTTTTTGATAAGTAAATTCGTGATGTACTATTTTTACTTCAGGACTTTCTTTTATTGCTTTCAAAGTAGTATCGACTTTTTTAAAATCAGGAGTGATATCGATAAAATTTAAAACTATATATTGACGTTCTATCGGATTAGGCGTAGTCACGTGGACTTCAAGTGTTACTATTACAGCATCGATCATTAGATACGATACTATTTTCTTTTGATTATGTCAGCACCTTTAAGACCATAGATGGCACTAACTACTCCTATGAATAATGCTTGATACCAAAATGGCATATTATTAAATTTATCAAAAAACAAATCAACTTTGACCATAATGTCAGGATCATCTGAAAAGATAGACCATATTAATAACATTACAGGAGCGGATACAAGTAAAAGTACAAATTCATCTTTCCACCCTTGTTGATTATCTTTTATAACAGCTTGTTTATATTCTATCTCACCTCTAGCCATTTTTTCATAATGTAATCTTTGTGCTTGTGATTCGAGCATTTTACTTTCTCTACGATTTTGATAAATCTTTGCACCTAATTTTAAACCACCTGTAATTACATTAAACCACATCTTTATCTACATAGTCTTTAAGCATTGTTAAACAATGTATAGCTTTTTCTATGTCCTCTTTTTTAGTTTTTTTATCTTTGTTTTTGATTAAACATCTTGTTGCATATTTAATAACTTTAGTTTGACAGGCGTTAAGATTATTTTGCATACAATAGTCGATAGGCTGTATTTTTAGCTTAGTATACCAATCTCCTGCTACTTGGTCAGATAATGATGAAATTTGTGTCTGTGGGCCTCTATGGGCTTTTAAAAGGGTCTTTTTTAATGATTTAATACTCATACAATCTTTTTTATCCAATTACCTTTATCATTTAATACCATTGGAAGCAATCTCGGAACACCATCTAAAATTATGCCACAACCCAAAATGAACCTCGTTCTAAAGTTTTTTGCATAATTCATACTTAAACTTTTTTGATTGATAAGGCAACCCACATTCATAGCAAAAAATAAGTTATCAGGATTCGCCCAATACGAGATAACAAATTTAGTATGATAGTGTCCTTGTACTGCTGACATTCCCATAGTTTGTGATACTTTCAATACGTCTGCACTTCTGCCGTGTGTGAAGAAACATCTTTGACCATTTGACATTGTAATAGTTAGATCGTCTACCCATTTCCATTTTTTTGTGCCTAAAAAATCACCATACTCTTTTAGAAACTCTCTACTCATACCATATTTGATTGCTCTCCTATAAACTAAACTAGAGTGATTTGATTCTACTTCAACCATATCTGGAAAAATTGATTCTAGTTCTTTTACATATTTTCTAGCGGCAACTAATTCGTGTCCTGGACTTGCAAGATCAGGATCGTGTGTGTGCATAGAGATTGCGTGAAAATCTAGTAAATCACCTATGTTGATAATTCTGTCAGGTTTAAACTCTTTTTTTATTTCTGCTAAAAATTTAATTGCGTCCTTATGTTGATAAGGCAAATGCATATCGCTTATAACTAAGACACGTTTGTTCATACAAGAATAACTTGTACAACTATTTGGTGATGATGTAAAGAAATTGTGAAACAACTGCGAAGCCAACCATACCTATACCCCAAAGAAGTCTATCGATATCTTTTTGCATATGTTTCAAATGATTATTTTGGATTGTGTCAATTTTTTGATTAAGCAACTTAATTCTGCCATCAATCTCAATAAATTTTTCATTTGTTGTTTTAGGTTTGCTCATCTTCTTTTCCTACGTTTTCTTCTCAAGTCTGTATCGTGTTTTCTACTACCACGCAAGAAACTATTTACTCTGCCCATTGACCAAGCGGCCATAGAAGTTCTTGGTCTACTTCCACTGCTTAAAAATGCACCTTGTCCTCTACGATAGACCTTCTTTAACATTCCAAGCGTTACGCCTTTTCTTTTATTGGCTTTTGCTCTTAAAGTTGAAATAACTCTTGATGATAAGGGTCTACGTCTTGCCATTACTTTACTCTCGCTCTAAACATTGATGCAGGAATAGTGCCACCTGATTTGTATATTCTTGACATACTTTTTATTAAATTTGCTCGAGAAGAACGCTTTGAACCTTTAAGGCCAGATAAGTATTTTTTAGGTAAACCTGTCGCCTTATCTTTTGGAACTTTTTTTCTTTTTCTTTTTCTTGCCATATTTACGTCTCTTTCTCATTGGTCTTTTATTAATTAATTCTGATAATGTTGTTGTAGTAGTAAAGCCTCTCATTTGCCAACTTTTCTCATTGCTGACCTATGAGCCTGACCGAAAGTGCTACCTTTCTTCATTGCAGAAGCCATCTGTCTCATATGTTTTAAACTATGATGTCTTGCGTGACGTCTCATAGTTTTTTTTTGTCTAGTCGATAGACCTTTGATGACAGAACGAATAGAACTAGCTTTAACCATAAACTACTTCTTTTTCTTTTTTTTCTTCTTTTTCTTTTTCTTCATTCCGTGTCCTTTAGTATGATACGGCATATTATTCTACTACCTTTCCGCCAGACCATTTCATATCTGGCAATCCATTTGTATATTTTTTTCCATCGTAAGTCAAAACTTGTTTACGATTAGAACCTTCGCTGAAGCTACAATGAACCCAACCTTTTTGATCATCGTTAGGACAATAAAATTCTAGAATAAGTTGATCGAAATCACAATTAGCTTCAATAAAGTAAGCTACTTGAATATTCGGCACACCTATTACTTCAAAATCTACCGCCTCACCTTTTGTATGTTGGCTTGTTTTTTTACTACCTATTGCTTCGCAAAGTTCTGGACTACGATAACCTGAAGTAACAATTACTGGTTTATCGTATTTAACTCTAACTTTTTCTAAGACTGCATAACATACATCAGTCAAGTTTTTTATCTCACCTGATCCTGCTTTGTTTTTTATACCCATACGAGTTGCTGTCATAGATTTTTCAAATTCTTCTAATTTAAAATGTTTACTTAATTGCATAATAACTCCTATTTAAATGATGGACCTCCGAACCACATTACTAATGATTTTCTATTTCCTTTAGTCACAGGCGTTACCCTATGCCTAATAAAACTTGCGAAAAACAATGCGTGTCCTTGTTTCATCTTTGGTCTACTTTTATCATCTATCAACTCTAAATCACCGCCCTCGAAATCATTTTCATCGGACAACAATAATGTCATAGATATTTTTCTTACAGGTGGCATATTTCTCATATTAACTTCACTATCAGTATGCCACTCGTAAAATGCACCTGTTGGATATTCTGTATATTGTGCGTTCTCTGTTATTTGTATTCCTTCAAATCCAAAATGATTATTGTTAATACTCATAATCCACTCATTAATTTTTGAATATATTGGTTGTGTATCTGGGCTTCCAAAGGGTAACCAACTAATAGTAGTAATTCTTTTTTTATCATCTGTTATACCTAAATCAGGGCTTATCTTTTTTCCCTCTTTATCTACTGTATCTATACCAACCTGTGCTTTTTTTTGTTCTTGTGATTGACCTACTCTTATAATCTGTTCACATTGTTCTTTAGTAAAAATAGCATCGTTAGATGCAACAATATAAGATTTCCATCTTGGTTCAAATAACATCATTTCCAAATATCCTTTGTTGCTTCATCTTTTTTTTGTCCGAAGAATTTTCTTCCATCTAATTTAAATGAAGAATATCTACCTTCTTTTCTAACATAATGAAGAAAAACTTGCATACATTTTTTTCCATCAAATTTCTCTCTCCAATGCTCATAATTACAACCTTCGTAAGCTACAGCCTGTCCTTCGTTAGTAGAATATGAATTAGGTTTTTTTGATGGATCAGGTAATTTTTCTTTTAATTCGTGAAACCATATAGGCCAATCTTTATCTGAGAATATACATAATGTAACAGAAACTTCACAAGAAGGTCTATCAACGTGTTTAGTTAATTCACTTCCGTTATAATACATTCTTGAAAAAGAATATGTTGGTAATAATTTAACTCCCATAGCTTCTTCAACAAGATATTGTTTAGTTCTTAGTAATGATTCACTAGTAAAATCTGCGTATGTTGAAACTGCATTTTCGCATTGACCACAAGGTTTCATAGAGGGTTCTCTTGTTTCCCAATAATCTTTAAGAAATTTAACTTCACCCTCAGTTAAAAAATTATTTATCGGTTTTATCATTTTTAATCTGTTGATTTGTTTTTATAGGAGGCATCTTTCCTTCTTTGATTAACCTCTCTGCTGTTACTAATTGAGACATAATATTTTTTGCTCCATCTGCATCATTTGCTTTGTCAAAAAATCTCATCGTTTGTGCTAATCTTATAGGTAGTGCTTGTTGTTGGTGAGTGTTAACATTTTTGTCATCAAAATTAGGATCAGATTCTTTTAATTCAGATTTAATTTTAGACCATAATCTTAACTCTCTCATTCTATCCTTTGCTGTTAGTAGCATATCTGCTAAAGCAAATTTTTTTTCATCTAACTTCACAAGTAATAGTTCCTTTTCTAAATCGTCTTTTTCTTCTTTCAAATCTCTTTCTATTTTTTTTACTTCTATTTGACATTTTCTATAATCGAAAGATAAAAATATAATTTGTTCGAAAAATACGTTTTGCTCTCTGACTGCTTGCCAATATTTAGCCGCAGGTGTAGGGTGTTTGAGATCATCTAATACAGAAATACGCATCTCTGTTTCTGTTCTAAATATTTGTTTTTTTTTCCAAGTGTCCTGAAGTTCTTCTCTCATAGCTTTGAAGTCTTTAACTTCATCTTCGCTAAGTATTTTTAGAAGATCATCTTCTACAGGTATTAAAGGATTTATATTTCGTGGCATATATTAGGGATTACCGACTAAAGCATTTATTTCATCTTCAGTCAATCCTAAATCTTTTAGTTTATTTCTACCAGAGGTTTTGTTTGCTTGTTTAGTTTCTAAAGCAGTTTTTTGATCTAATTTATCTTGCTCTGCTTTTTTTTCCTCATCGTCTCTAATTTTTTCTTCAGCATCTGTAAATTTTATTCTTATACCATTAACTAATTTATATCTTGCCATAAATACTCCTAACTATGTTTTCTTCCGTATAATGAAAATCTACCTGAAGCTATATTTCCAGCTTGCATAAGTATCCTTGCACCTGTAATAGCATAGTTTCCACTATTATTATATTTTGAAAAACCACCACCATTTACAAAACCAAATTCACCAGCAGAGTTTGAGTAATTTTGACTAAATTTCATATGTTTCCAACCTTCAGTGGCAGTGGCTTGACCTGTATCGTGAACATCATATAAAATTATTTCATAGTGTGATGATTCGTGGGATGCATTACCAACAGGTCTCCCAAGTTGCATATAAGCCTGATTTGAGCCATTACTATCAACTTGTTGTGTTCCTGTATCTGCACCAATAAAAGACCATTGATAAAAACTACCTGTAACAATACTTCCAGCGTCATTAAAAATTCTTAATCGAGTTTCAATGTCATCACTAGATCCGTGCAAATTTTGTATTACTATACAAAAATCTGAGTAATCTGTTGAAAAAGATGTAAAATCTACCTGTGCAACATCACTTGTTACATCAGTTGATGAAATGAAAGTCCACATACCACCACCAGCATCAGCAAATTCTGCCTGTCCTACTGCTGTTGCTCCACTTCCTGCTATACTTTTTATTTTAATAAATTTATCTGCGGCTATTTGATTGTCAGGTAATTTTATTGTGTATGATTGACCTGCCGAGTGATCAGGGCTTTCTATTTTAACTCCGTGTGATCCTGCACTACAAAGTAAACCCAATCTTCCGTTTGCTGATCCATCGCCTTTTATATCTAACCCTGTTTCTGAAGACGTTGATACAAAATTTGTTTTTGCTTTTGTAATATTATTGTTAGGTATAGTTAAAGTTTTTGATGATAAATCTAAAGTAGAAGCTAACTTATCTGCTGTGACTGCATTGTTTACAATTTTTGCTGTTGCTACTGTGTTGTCGCTTGGTGTTCCAATATCATTAACGTCACCTAAAACTAAAATAAAATCAATTACGTCTGAACTTGTTAATGCTGAATCGAAAACAATGTTAGAGCCTGATAAAGTAAACGCACTTGTCGGTGCTTGAATTACTCCATTGAGAGATACAATCATTTGGTTAACTGATTGCGGAGTGAAAGCTGAACCACCGCTTTGAAGGGCATAAGTTGCAGTTGCTGATGTTGTAATAGCATCTAGCTTTACAAAATTTCCGCTAACAGGTTGTTTTCCAATATATCTACTCATTATGCACTAAACTCACTAGTTCTTAAAGTTGTTAATGCGGCACCAGTATATTCTGCTACTAACGATCCTGGATAAGGTGGTGATCCGCCTCCGATAACTATTCCTCTTGCGTTTCCGCCTCCTGTATTACCGCCACCTGCGTGCGCTGATGTATTTGAAGAATAAGCTGGTGCGGAGTGTAAATTTACATCGGTTGCCCAAGAAGTTCCATTCCATAATTCTGTTGTATTATTAGCTGGGTATCTTGAGCCTACACATAGAACTCCTGTGTTGGTAGGCCCATTTGCAGTTCCGATTCTTGAACCTTCACCTGATTGTTTTGGTGTGCTAAAACTTGGCCCTGTTGACCACGCACTTCCGTTCCATTGATAAGAATTCGATCCTGTACTACTTCCCCATCCTATAAAATCAGATGTAGGCCCTGCACCAGCAAACCATTGATTTGAAAAGGGAGTTGAAGGTTCTGCTGCCCAAGATGTTCCATTATAAAGTTGAGATTGGCTTGATAGACTTGGCCCTGTCCAACCATTAACAATTTTAGTATTTGATTGAGTTCCGTGTCCGTGTTGTTGGTTTGAAGATGAAAAAGCATAATTTACAGAAGCCGTTGATCCCCAAGCTGATCCATCCCATTCTGTTGAAATATTTGTTGCACCATAGCTCGGATGTATAGGTGTATTAGGGCCTGATGGGTTTCCGTGTCCGCCACAAGATAATCCAGCAGATTGTGTTCCTGTTAAAGAGCAACCTGAGTTTGCGTAAGGGTGATTAGTTGCTTGAGACCATGCACTACCATTCCATTGTTGATGGTCATATCCTCTTGCTCCATTGTCACCGCCTGTTCTAGGGTGAGAACCATATCCGCATATTTGTGTTATATTATTATAAGAAGGCCCATTTACAGAACCTTGTGAAAATCCGTAAGGCATAGCTGTTCCTGTTGCAAACGATGCCGTTCCAATTAAATATGTACTTAATTTTTTTAAATCTGTTCTAAGCCAAAGATCACCTTCGCTTGGTGAAGGCGGATCAGAAGTAACAGAAGAAACACCTAAATTTACCGCAGGTGATATATCTGCTTGTGCAATCGTTCCTGGAGCGATCTGTGTAGTCGTTATAGTTCCAGGTGCTATATCTGCGGCCGCAACTGAACTATTCTCAATCTGAGTTGAACCTACAGCTTGATCTGTAATTCCTCTTTGTCTTAATTTTGTTATCGCCATAATTCTATAATGTTATATCGTAAGGTCTTTCTCTTGGCGGTTCTTTTTCATAACTGTCATCTGGTAAAGAATCCCAAGCATCTTGACTAGCTTTAACTTCAGTGTTTATTAAACTTTGTGCTTGTGCTTTAGTTTTTGAAACACCTTTTACTTTAGCTATCCAAGTTTGACCTGTACTATTGTTTTCTACTTCCCACACATTAGCAGGTAATCCTCTTACGATCAAAGGAACTTTGTTTTCCTTTTCCTCGTGAGTGATAAAACCTTTTCCTGTGTTTTCCGCTACAATATATTTTTTTGCCATACTTCCTCCTATTAAATATCTACCACCGCCAATCCATCTGACCACTCAAAAGTTGTTCTTGATTGACCTCCTGGATTGTTTGTTGATGGATTTGTTCCTCCGTAAGTTAATCCTGATCCTGATGAACTTGTATTGCCGTGTGTTGCTGATCCCATACCTGCTCTTGATGATGGAATCGCTGTTGCAGATGACCAAGCTGAACCATTCCACTTTTCAACTGTAGTCGTAGTGTTATATCCTGGAGGTATTTCATAACCTGTAATGTAAAAATCGTCTCCGTTATATCCAAAGTTAATTCCGTTCGCTTGTTGCGTTGATGGTTGAGCAGGCGGTTTAGCAAAAGTACTCCAAGCACTTCCATCCCATTTATATCCTATTCCAGGAAAAGGCGATGAAGGTGCATTTCTTCCACCTGCAAATCCACAATTCGTTGGTGTTCCTACTACTGTTCCTCCTGCCTCGTTTATAGTAGTTGGTAATACTGTTCCAGTAGCCCAAGAAGTTCCATTGTAATCTAATTTTTGATTGCTTCTACTTGGTGCATCGCCACCGACTACAAATCCTGATGGAATTGATCCTTGTCCTAAACCATTATTTGTTGCAGTTGGTAATGAACCTCCTGCTGAATGTGAACTTCCGTTCCAATGATTGACTGCTGAATATCTAGGGCCTCCTTGACCATATCCACCTGCGAACCAACAATTTGATCCTGGAGCACCACAGCTAGATTGTATTCCTGTTGTAATTCCTGTTGGATATGCAGGGCCTGTAGACCAAGATGATCCATCGTAAGATTGTGTTGTACTTAAATAATATGGTGCAGGACTTCCTCTATATCCACCGCAAGTCGTTGCATCGTTTTGAGTTCCACATCCGAAAGTAGATGAATATCCGTTTGGTGCATTATGCATATCGCCACCTGTTGACCAAGATAAAGGGCCTGATAAATATGCTTTTAGTTGAGCAGTACTTAAATCTTTTCTTAACCATACATCACCTTCACTAGGAGATGGAGGATTAGAAGTTACTGCATCGATCCCTAAATTAACTGCTGGTGAAATTTTGTCTTGTGTTATTGTTGCAGGAGCAATATTACTTGCCGCCACTGTAGCAGGTGCAATTTGTGTTGAAGTTATTGTTCCAGGTGCAATGTTAGAGGCCGCAATCGTAGCAGGTGCTATATCGCTAGACGCCACAGTAGCAGGTGCTATCTTTGCAGTCGTAACTGCGTCAGGTGCTAATTTAGCAGTTGAAACTGCTGAGTCTGCTATGTCCGATGACGTTAAAGGAACGTTTGTCGGTTGTCTTCCTATATATCCCATTACGATACCTGTGTTAGCATTTGTAAAGCTACTGTAAGATTTCCACTAGAATCATCAGATTGAGCCTGTATTTTATCACTCGTATTCAAAACTATCTTAGGAATTTCTAAAGAACTTCCTGAAGGCAGAGGAATAGAATTTAAAATTGTAAAAGCTGTTGTTGTTCCATTATCATATTTCTTTAGTGTTACGTTAATTGCTGAACCGCCTGTATTCGACATAGTTCCTGCAATAACTAAAGATTTATTAGAAGCTGTTACAACATCTGTTAAACTATTATTGGAAATCGCTACTTGTGCATCATCAAAATTATTTGCCATATTAACTTCCTAAAGCTACCGCAAATGGAATGGCATTTGGGTCTGCTTCTGTTATTGTTCCTGTTACCGACATATTGCTAGTGATAGCGTTTGTTGAAATATTTATTTGTAAAAGTTCAACGTTATCTGTGCCGTCATTCATCATTAATTTTAGAACTCCAGAAGTATTTGAATCTACCCATAAAGTTCCTTGTGCTACTGATCCTGGAGCAGAAGTTCCTAAGTTGGAAGTATTTATTGCCGCCAAAATATTATTAAGTTCCGTTCTGAAAGATGCGAAACCCTGATTGTCTAAAGTATAATCTGAAACTTGTGCCATATAATCTTTTACTCCAATTTGTTTACGATTTCAAGCCGTGTCCTATTGCCTGAAAATCAAATATTCTTGATATTCCTACATTACTACTATTAAAAAATCTGATTGTAAAGCCAGATTTTGATTTTCCTGTTAACGTGAAATAATCACCTGTTTGCATTCCTTGTGCGGCAATCCCAATACTAGGAGTTGCGAAAAATCCATTTGTAAAAGTTATTGTAGTTCCTGAAGCATCAGAAGTTAAATCCTCCCCTGTCTCAGTTCTTTTTTCAAAGTTTACTGTAAATTTTAAATCGTGCACTTTAGCCCTGACTTTTTTGTCATCACAAGTAATCTTACATCTAAATTTAAAAAATCTTCCTTTAATAGTACTCTGTTGTGCAATTTTTTGGAAATTTGTTATGTTAGCTAAACTACTATCATCTGCACCTACTTGCACCTCTGCTCCACATTGTATTTCTGGTGATCCATCATAAGGCCCTTTAGCGTCATCGTGTAAAGTTGCTCCCCTTCCTGAATCGTGTAGATCGTATTCATCTTCAGAAGTCATTGCTAATAATGCACCTAAACTCACATCATATATTGCATCGAAAGAAAGCGTATTAGAAAAATTATAAATACCAGATGAACGAATATTGCCTGCAAAGTTTGTTGGATTTGTTGCTTGGTTAGTTCCTCCTAGATCAAATTTACCTTCTGCTGAATCTGTGTTTCCTACCCCGTCATCAAAATTTGTAATTGTGTCTAAAATAAGAACTAGACGATTAGCATTGTCTCTTGAAAGTGCTACTCCTGTTTCTCTTACTCCTGTAAAATTTGCCATTATTCTGAAAAAGTTTGTGTTTGTACGAAATTTTGTAAACCTGAAATATTTGTTGAAACTATAGATGCATTCGAACTGCTATTACCAAGTTTATCTACGGCCTTAATACAGAAAGACCCAATCTGAGCATTTACTACTAAACTATTAGATTTTCTTCTTACTACCTTTGCTAAAGGTGAACTTTCATTCCAAGTTGCACCACTAAGAACATTTTGGAATCTAACCTCATACCAAGATATATCTAAATCTTCTACAGGTGACCAACTTAATTCCATCTGATTAGAGCCTACTAAAGAAACCGATAAATCTGTTACATCGGCAGGTGTATCTGTTGCTCCAACTACTGTATGTGTTGCTGAAGTAAAAGTAGAACTAACTCCAAAAGCATTTATAGCCTTAGCCCTAACTGTGTAATTTTCACCATCTACTACGTTTAAAAATTCGTGCCTCAATTCTGTTCCACTTGATATGATTTTGAAATTAGCCTCAGAAGTTTTTTTAGCTTCAACCTGATAGTATTGTACGAAAGAATCTGGAGAAGCAGTTATCAAAATATTTAATCTTGTTAAAACTACTCCGTCAGCATATTCAATCATTTCATCTGATAAAGTTATTCCTGCAGGTGGTTGTATAGTAAAAGGTGAAGGTAAATTAGTAGTGGGTGTAGACGCTACTTGTTGTTTAGTTGCGTAAGTGTAATGTGAATCCTGATGTTCTATTAACAGAAGTTTAACTGTAAAATCTTCATTGAAAGTTAAATTCATAACTCTAAATAATTTTGCTGTGAAACCTACTGAAGTATGCGTAACTGCTACTATGTCACCTATTGCTAATTCGTATGCATTAAAATCTACTGTAATATCTAATGCTATCGCTTCTCTTGATCTACGAAGAATTATTTCTGCCATTTCTTCTGCTTGGTAAGTATTAGTGATTGTAGGGAAATCAAATCTACCTTCTAAAAGGAAACCTCCATCTACTGATTTCATTGTAGCGTGTTGATCTGCACTTGGTAAAGAACTGTCGTCTATCGGAGGAAACTGTGCCTGATCTACTTGATAGTTACGATCAGGATTTACATAAGATACAATAACTCTATTGTATTTATTATTTTTATCTGGACTTGCTAAGTTGAAGCCACCTATGATATTATCTTCTGTTATATTTAAAACTGATGATCCTGTTGTTTCTATAACTAATTTATATTTACCCTGAACGAATGGTAAAAAACCTCGACAAGCACCTAATAAATCTCTTACATTTTCTATTACTTTTTTTGATGTGTCTAAAACTGTATTGGTGTCAAATATGTTTATAGTTGGTGAACCACTGAAAGGTGTTACTTGCGTTACACATACCTGAGAAGCATCGTAAAAACTTTGTAAATCAATATCTGATGTAGGAACACCTTTACCATATCTTTCATTTCTTAAATAATCTAATAAACAAAAAGCAGGATTAGTAGAAAAGGAAGCTGTTTGTTCTGCTAAATTTGAAGCTAGAGTTACAATTTTTTTTCCTTGTATTTTACATTGCACTCTTGGAATACCGCTATATATATCTTGATTCCATTTAAATTTAAGTGCAACATAAGCTACTCCTGAAAGTTTATGATTTGATCCCCAACTTGATAATTCAGATAATAAAGCAGAACTACTTTGTCCGTCTGATCCAAAATGAGGTTCTATGGTTAAATGTGATACGCCATCTTTATAAAAATTACTATCTGAACTTGCTACTGTTCTTTGTGTGTTGTCTGTTAAGCTACCATTGAAAGTTACTACTCTATCATCAACTCTTACCTCACTTATTGCATTAATCTCACCTTCACTTAATACTAATGCAATATATAAAAAATTATTATCGGTTCCTGTAGTCTCTATAAATATCCTCGTTCCTCCTATAAGTCTTTCACCATAAACTACTGGTAGCGAAGCATCATTAGATTGTTTATTTAACAAAATACCTTGTTCAAAATTGTCAAATTCTGTATTACCGAAATCTGGATTTTCTTTTCTTGATAATAAGCTACCAAATAACCAAGTTGCGGCAACCGCAAGAATTGCAAGTTTAGGATTCATCTTAAAAACTTTAGTTAAAATTTTAACAGGTGAAACCACTGCTTTTACAACACTTCTTGCAAAACTCTTTAAACCCATTATGCTCTACCCCATTTTAAATCTAATACTGTTTGACTAGAAAAATCAAAACCTACATCTGTACTAAAAAATCTTTGTTGTGAACTATTATTAGTTTTACGTCCAGAAACTTTGTTAAAGTCTGCCCAATGAGATACTACAGATAAATTTACTAAAGATGAGTTTTCTGTTTCATTAATAGCAAATGTGTCGATAGCACCTTTATATAATAAAAAAGGATCGCTAATTAAAGCGTTATTATTATCTAAAAGTCCTCTGAATATCGTGACTGAATCATTAACTATATTTTCATTTAAGCAGGTAGATATAAAAGTTTGGTTTGCTCCTGACAAAGTAATCTGTAAAGAAGATTTTGTTAGATCAGTTTCTTCTGTAAAAGTAGGTATAGATAATAAAAAGCTACTTGAACTATAAGTAACACTCGATCCTGATACAGAACTTGTTAAATCGAAACCGCAATCTGTTATGTTTATTGGTGTAGAGAAACCTATAGTAATTAGGTGAACAGGACTAATATTATTTGTCGCTAATTGGTTTTTTACTGCTGTCGTTAAGTTTCTCGTCATATTCCTCGTAACTTGTTCTTTTTATTTTTTCACTATCTTTTATCATAATCATAGACCAATCTCTATTAGGATAGCTATGTTTTTTTAAATCATTTGTCTTAGTATCTATTTCAGATTCATCGACAATTTTTTCCATAACAAAATCGGCACTAGCCCAATGCTTTATTAAATATCGTTTGGCCATTAAATAGCTTCTTCTACATCTAATTCAAATTTATATAAAACATTTCCATCTTTGTCAGCACCTACTCCACCAAATTCTTGTAAATCATCTACTAAAAAAACTGTGAAAGGCACATTATTGTAAGTAACTACAGAATCGTCAGTTAAAGCTGAAATTAATGGTGGTTCGATTGTCACTGTTGATGCATTACTAGAACTTGTTACATCTTCTACAATCATATAAACTTTTGTGTGCGAGGCAAATTTAATTAAGTCTCCTGCCTTAAATCTACCTACGCCATCACCAGCAAAGCCGTCCATAGCTATCGTGTTATCACCTACATTGTGTACACCATTAACCAAGACTGTTCCTGTCTCGGAGCCTCTCGTTGATTTTACCTCAGGGGGTATAATAGTAAAATTTTCTTTACTACCTCTTTGCTTAATCACGAATGCCATTAATTCACCATAGACGTCTGATCTTTTAGCAACAATTATTTCTGCTGTAAATCCAAATCTTTGTGTGCCGATTTGTCTTGTTAATTTTTTACCTGATATAGATTTCGATATAAGTGTATCGACTTGAGATTGTATACCAAGTGTTTGAAACTTTGCATTAGAAATTGGAAAAGACCCACTCATACTAAATTACCCCTTCCTTTTTCATTTACTGCATCGTTTATAATAGCAGTTATTGTTCCTCTATTTCTTACTAAGGCCTCATCGAAACCTTGTGAATCTATTGTATTGATATTAAAGTTAACATTTACAGAACCTCCCATACCACCTCTTGCATTTTGTGTTATCTGTCCTTGTGTGTTTGGTATAAATAATTCAGGGCCTTTCTCACCGACTACTACAGGTCTACCTTTAGCAACTCCACCGCCCTTAGACATAAAACCTAAAAAACCTAAAGGGTTACCTGACATAAGTTGTGTTGTTCCCTTAATCTTTTTTTGTTTTTCCATTTCTGTAGTTTGATCTCGTAGTTCGTCTGTTTTTGCTTTTTGGATCATCAGGTCTGCTGTATTAATACCGAAGATAGATAATAAACTTCTTTTTTGTTTTCCTGCTTCTATTATACCTGCTTTAATTAAAAAATTTCTTATTGATTCTTGTATTACTAATTGAATTGTAAATGCCAATATATCTACTAATAATTTTTGTGCTAACTCTTTTAAACTCATATTCAATTCTTTACCTAATACTACTGCCTCTGCTAATGCTCTAGAAAATCCTTTAACACCACTTAAAATAAATTTACTGACAGTTGTGTTTATTGATTCAAAATCTTTTTTAATTTGCTCATTTAAAACATTAGCTACTTGTTGAAAGTTTAGTCCAATTTCTTTAGCCTCATCTTTTAATCCTGTAGCTGTTTTCAATAATTCATTTAATTGCTCTTTTGATACTTTAATATTTTTTTCTACTAGATCCATAAACTTTCTAACTGCCGCAGAATTTTTACCCCAATCCTCAGTATCCTTAGCCGCACCAAATAAATTTTCACTAATTTTTTCTAGATCAACACCAAGCATTTTTATTATTGCACTGATGGCCGCAACTAAAATTTTACCTCTCCTACCTAACATTAAGAAACCAATTATACCTAACTCTCTAATACCTGCAGGTAAGGCCTTAACAATATCCATAAGTCCTCCGATACCTGCTCCAATGATTTTGAAAACTAATTGTAAAGAATCTAAAAGTCTAGCTACACCTAGTATAGCTTGTTTAGTAAAGTTTATTAATGCATCACTTACGTTTGCAGAAAACTTACTTAATGTTGCTGAATTATCTTCTATTGATCTATTAATGACTACTAAAGCATTTTTTATGAAATCGAAGAAACCTGCACGATTTGTTTCTAATTGAAACTTGAATAATTTATCTGATAACATCGATAAAGTACCTGTGAAAGTTGTTGCTAATACTTCTGTAGCTTTACCGAACTTACCATTCTCACCAAATACTTCTTCGAATTTTTTTCTAGTTTCTTCTGCTGTTACTGTTACACCTGCTTTGAATCCTAGTAGTGCTCTAACACCTCTTTCTCTAAATACGTCTGCTGAAGCTATACCACCTGCAAATGACCTTTGTATTTGTTCTGCTGTTTGTCTGAAATCTAATCCTGTTACTGCGGCTACATTACCTGTAATTTTTAAAACAGATTCTAATTCTTCTGCGTTTTTTGTAACAACCGCAAGATTACCTGATGCACCTGCAATCTCTTGTAGTGAGAAAGGAACTTTAGCGGCAAATCCTATTAAAGTATCAAATGCTCGATTACCTTCTGAAACACTATTGAATAAAAATTTAAATCTAATACCTAAATTTTCTACTTCGCTTCCTGTCCGAATTAATGAACGAATAGCTAAACCGCCACCTATACCTATTAATGCTGATTGAACTGAAAATATTGCACCACGTAAATTAGATAATCCTCTTTGGACTGCACCAAATGCCTGTTTGGTTTTATCCTTTGCAAGTAAATTTAGAACTATATTATTCGTTGCCATTATCTATGTTTCATTTTTTCCATTGCTCTATTGTTTTGTTCTTGCTCGACTAACAGATAACCTAACCAATGGTTATACTCCCACTCTGGCATTTCTAAAACAGAACTTAAAGATACTTTTAACCTATCTGCAACGACAAGTAAATTTTTTAATTCAGGATTAGTTAAGAGTTTTTTTTTACTTCATCTGGCTGTATAGACTGCACCATAGAAGTAGCTATCCTCGACAATACATCAGAATCTACTTTGTGCATCAATGCTAATTTATCTTCTAAACTAAACATCTTTTTGCCATCTTTATCTAATGCTTTCATTACAACAATGTCTGCAAGAATACTAATATCATTTAAGTTATCAGATTTCTTAAATAATTTATTCTTTTCAGATAAAGTAATTGGATTCCAGAATACTTTAGTAGACTTCCCATCGTCATCTTTCCATTCAGGAATATCAATAGATTGTACTCCTAAACTCTCGAAATGAGACTTTGCTCTATCTATAACTTTCATACAATACTATTATACAGTACCTTTTGTAAGTGCTCCACTGCCTTGAAAATTTACTGTTCTAGTTACCACTGCGTCCATTCCGTTTGTTATTCCCATAGATGTAACAATTCCTGATCCTGTAAAACTTTGATCTCCTGAAGTGTTACCTTCTGGTAAAACAGTAAAAGATACAGTTGAACCCACAGTCAAATTTTCTTGTGCCGTGTCTGTTTCATCATAGTTCATATCGATAGAACCACTGAACGAAGTTCTACCTGCTATAAAAGATTTTGCCGCATCGGATAATTGTGTATCCTCTACAACATCCCCTGTAGTTTCTAAAGTGAACCCAGTCACCTCTCCCGCTACATCAGAACCAACTTTGATTACTCCTTCTTTTCCGTGATGTGTTGCCATTTGTCTTCCTTCTCTTTTTTTGGTTTACTCTTTTTGTTGATTTGCTTATAACCTCTTTTCTCAAAATCTTCAAGTTGAAGTTCGTTGATTATAATCTCATCATTGCCTTTTACTACTTTTATGTCTTTAGCCATAGTATATTTTTATTTAATTATTATTCCATTGTCAATAATTATGGTGTGCCACTTTGATGTTCATAAAGTACGGATATAGTTAAATTAACAGCACCGAAGGGAAATAATTGCCCTCCATCTGTTTCTATATTCGTTACTTGTGTATCAAGTGCATTACCACCCCTTGTTATATCAGATTCTAATTCTGTTTCAATAGCAGTTGCTAAATTATTTCTTTCTGTATCTATATTGTTTTCTGAACCTTTTATGTAACATTGTACTAAAATTTCTAATGTACTTAGTCTTGTTTTTGCACCTGTGCCTAACTCTTGATCCTCTTTAGTTTCTTCAATCGTCTGAACTAAGACAGCAGGATATTGTTGTTGTGAAAGTTCATCTAAAGGAAAAGGTTGTCTTGAAATTTTTTTAATTGATGGACTACTCATTCCTGAAATAGTACTTACAACATTAGAAGCTATGTTTTCTCTCTTACTCATATTTTAAATTTTTTCATTTTTAGTTTTATAAATCTAGCGAACTCTTTTTGTATTGCTCTTTCATTTGC